ATCTCAATAGCCTCTCAATAGCCTCTCAATAGCCTCTCAATAGCCTCTCAATAGCCTCTCAATAGCCTCTCAATCATATCTCTATAATTATTTCTTAGATGACTCGAGCTTTATCTATCGGATAAAGAGACGATTTGCCTTTTCGTAGGATAGTTCTATGTTTCTATCATATTTATTTAATCTCTCTAATCGCATCTGTTCTTCTTTTTCCGCGCGCAATTTTTTGAGTTCCTGTTGTTTAAGCTCTTTGGCACTGAGCTCAACTTTTGCCTTAGTATCACGATATACTTCATATTCCTCAACACTCTTGAACTCCTTCCTATCTTTTATAATAGATGTATCTATTAATCGTGTCCCTTCGTGGGCTTTCATATAATCTGAATATGATAGTGAGTTCGCTTTTTTAACACTACTGCTACTATAATCATCAGGTCTTTTGCTTCCTAATTCAGTAAATTGGAGACTTTTGGCAAGCAATAGAGGTTCTGGTTCTTGATATTTCACTAATTGTTTATTAATAGGCACTTTGCTATTAAAGATATCATTGAAACTCTTATTATCTATCTTATTTTTTTTAATAACCTTATCTATTTTAATGTCTTCACGGACTTTTGAGGATTCCTCCATATTTTTTCCATAACCAAACTCCATTTCTTCGTCATATACTTTACATTTCTCAAAATTTCTATTAAATTTTTGTGAAAATAGCTCAGCATCATTGCCTTCACCTATTCCATCTTTATCTCTGTTCATATTAATGATGCTGGGATGAGGCATCTTATTACTTACTATCTTATCAAAGAAATCACGCGATTGTTTTTTTAACTCTGTATGCGACAAGTCGCTCTCACGCTTTTTGTATTCCAGAGCTAATTTTTCAAAACAATATGTAATAATATTAAATATTTCTTTGTTGCCTCCTGGCTTATCAGGATGCGTACTTATTGCCAACTTTCTATATGTTTCTTTAAGTTCATTCCAAGTGAAGTTTTTGGATATATTGAAAACTTCATAAGGATCTATAGTATCCATATTAATATTTTTTAAATCTATATTAGCAGATTGCCCGCTCTTCTTCATTGCTTCATAATATTGTTGATATGTGTATTGTCTTGAAGATTTAGCCCCCATAGCATTTATAAATATTTATACGCCGTTATTTTATATATATTTTTTTATTATATTATATGATACGCAAAGATTGCGATATTTATTATATATATAAAATATAAAATATTATAATTACTAACACCAACAAAAAATGAATAATATAATAATCCTCGGATGTAATTTTTCGGGATTATATTCTGCTATGAAATGTATTGATAATGGACTTGATGTTATAATAGTTGAAAAAAATAACTCTTGTTGTGAGGAAATTATAAATTATAAGATATTCAATAAACAACATATATATTATATACAATTGCTAAATCGTCTGTCTATTAAATATACCAGTTATAATCTATGTTTTAACGAAAAGCTATTATTTATCATAAATAGTGTATTATACAAAGCTAAACATATTCCTTCTAAGTTTCTTTATATGCAGACATTTGATAAGCTATGTTATACTCTTTTGTCTCAAAGTGATTACAGCTATCTCAAAAAAAATATCAATAAATATGATAATATATATTGTAATATCTCAGCATTATATGGAATATCAATGTTTAGCAATGAAATTAATAGTAATAACGAGTATTTCATAGTAGACGAAGATTATAATATAATTATTAACAGAATGCTGGAATATTTATATAGTAAAAATATAATTATAATGTTTAATACAGATGTGCGAGATATAATTATTGAACCAGATAATAATATAACACTTATTGCTAAATATAAAACAATTCCTACAGCAAAAGCTCTTATTTTAAACTTGTCAAAAGATAATTTGCTTAGATTTAAGTTTATTAGTAAGGATAACCGGCGAATATTAAATAGTGTTAGCAAATATAATATTGATTGTAATAATATATATAATGATAATAATATAATTAATGAACACAATATACAGAATCACTTAATTAATAATCTGAACATCGTATATCCTATTAAAAAGACCTCGCTATATCTATGGAATATAGGAATTAACAATATAATTGTTAGAGAAAAAATTAAAAACCTCTATGGTAATATATTCATATGTAATGAAGCCTATTCTAAAAATGTTTTCTTTGCCAATTATACACTGGAGCTATACGAAGAAATACACAACAAAATTATTAGTCGGTGTAAATCTTGATTTAAAAAATAAAAAATTGATTTATTTATACTTTTAAATATAATTGATGTATATTTCATTACCGCTATATACTTTAACAATATCATTAATGGCCGATGAATTACAGAATGCTATCCTTGCTATTATCAATTATACAAATAATCAACATATTAGAAATCTATGGTTCAGGTATATAGATTACTTCAATATTAATGGAATCTATGATAATTATTATATACTTATAAATCATACTATATTCATTATTATTGTAATATACCTATTATATATCCTAATCTATTTACGTAATACTTATAATCCATATAATGCTCTCAGAATATTCTAATCATAATTTATTCCTTTATTCTTACTTTTGTTCCAGAGTCTATTGTATGTATAGCGTCTGTACTTCCAAAACCACCTGATCCTCGTGATGTAGCAGAATCACACTGCGAATGTGTTTCAGTACCTACTACTAAATCTTCTATAATTATTTTAGGATATATTTGTTTTTTCATAATAATTTGACAGCATTTATATGGCAATACTAATTCCTCGCAATCCTTATTTATTTTTCGCAAAGCAACATATAAATTACCTGTATATCCTTGGTCTATGATTCCTATGCTATTTGCCAATATATATCCCGAACGGCTTATTGAACTTCGAGGAACAATTTCAACATAATATCCATTAGGTATTTCCAATTTAATACCTGTATCATATAAAACAGTATCACTATTTAACCTCTTATATTCTTTGATAATTGTTAAATCCAGGCCAGCATCTGAATAATTATTTTTTGAAGGAACAATTGCGTCAGCGTCTGCTTTATAAATTTTTAACAAAGGATTTTTGAAGCCTTCTGGATTTCTCAAAAAATTGTATATGTCGTCATTGATGTGTAGCTCATCCATATCAGTCCCATTAACATATATCTGACCTAGAAAATCTATCATATTAGAGTTTTTATATTCCAATACATATAATTCGCCAGTATCCGCAGTCTTGCTGTCGTTACAATCTTCTTTTAGGACTTTGTGAGGTGTTTTATAGATTTCTGTAATCTTTTTAAGTGTATTGTAATTATATATTTTTACATAGAGACAATTATTTACAATCTCGCCATTCTTTTCTATGTATGCTTTTACAAAATTATTCAGGATGTTTTTATCAGCATTATATATGGTATTCATATATAATGATAAATCATAATGTTTTTCTTTAACAAGATATAAATCCAAATGTTTAACAAAGATATCTTTGATAATATAGATAGATGATATAGTAAGTTCAATAGTATTCGTGTCGCAATTGAATTGTACCTTCCCAAGCTTCTTAAAAATCTCAAGAATTTTATCAATATTTTTATAATATTCGTAATTATTGATTTTTTCCTTATTGAAATTGATTTCTATAATAATTTTATCACAACAATTTTCTTTGATATTAAATACAATTAAACCCAATATATATGCCTTTTCATAAGTATTAATTGAAGAAAAATAACTATGTTCATATATCGTCATAAATACTTGTCTTACCTATTAATATTCTTATTATCTTAATATCGAAATAACTTTATATATTTTATGTTTTTATTATTTCTTGATATTCTTTGATAATAAAAATGTTCCAATATAAATAAAAATTGATACCAAAATATACAAATAATATTACTATCACAGTCTCAAAAGCCGAACCCCCTCGACATCTACAAAGTCTCAAAAGCCTTTTCTAAGTTTTACAAAGAACAGATTTAGAATAATGTCAGCAGAATATGTCAAGTATCTTGTGGATAATAAGGAAATGATTAACCTAGAGGCCAAGATGTATGCTGAGTTTTGGATGCGTGAAAATGTTAGGATTCACGAAGAGTTCCCCGAACTTTCAAGTATTGAAAAAGTTTCCAAGTTGGCTGATGAATGGAGGTCTTATACGGAAACACCCGAATATAATGCTCGTCTTGAGACTCTACTTGCCAATGTAGATTAAATAATATAAGATATGTGTATATATAATTTTGTATTATATTTTGTATTTTGTATTTTATATTTTGTATTTTGTATTTTGTATTTTGTATTTTTTATAGATAGAATCAATAGATAATAGATATATCAAAGATATATAAGAGATATATAAGAGATGACCGAGAAGCATATTAATCTTGATAAGTTCTATACAAACAAAGATATTGTTAGTATATGCTATGATGCTATAAAAAAACATCTGGATATTGATAAAAAAGAGCTAATAATAGAGCCAAGTGCCGGAAATGGAGCATTTATAAATGTTATTAAAAAGCTCTCAAATAATCATCTTTTTTATGATATTAAACCGGAAAATGAAGAGATAATTAAGAAGGATTTTTTGGATTTACGCTTTGAAGATTGTAATGGCATAGCTGGATGTCATATTATAGGTAATCCACCATTTGGCAATAAATCTTCAAAAGCTATTGCGTTTATCAAGCACGCTACTAATATTCTAATGGCAAAGAGCGTTTCCTTTATATTACCCATAAGTTTCAAGAAAGCAAGTTTGCAAAAATCATTCCCTCCAAATTATCATCTTGTATATCAAACTGTCCTCCCTCCTAATTCATTCACACACTTTGGCATCCCTAAAAATATAAAAACGGTTTTTCAAATATGGATAAAGAAGAGTAGATTGCGAAGAGTTGCTGACAAAATTACACCATATTCGTGGTATTCTTTTGATAAAAAAGAAAATGCCAATATATCTATAAGACGCGTCGGTTCTAAAATAGGATTCGTTAAATTGCGTGAAGAAAGCGATAATGCTAATACGCATTGGTTTATTAAAACAGGGACTTCTGTAGGAGATATAAACGAATTGCTTAGTAAATTAAATAGCCTAAGGTTTAATAAAGAGAATAATATAGGCCCTCTTAGTATATCAAAGCAAGATATAATTAAAAAATACAATTCCATAAGACTTGTCTAGCCAAGCCTAGTCTGCGAAGTATGCGAGGCTATGCTTCTATGACACGAGGTAATTCACTATGATTCATTTTATATTCTCGTGCTTCTTTTTTATCAGCATTATTGCTATCTATCTCCGGAACATAATTTAACAGAAAGTTAAGACCATCATTCTCTTTAATTTTTTCCTCTCTTGTATGTTTATTGGTTTTCTCAGATAATTCAGGGTTTTTACTAATTATATCTCGGCGTATTTCGTTATATAATTTTATGGATATCTCATCTATTTTTCCTATGACATTTATCTCCTTACTCGTCCAGCCTTTTGATATATCTTGCTTATGTATATATATACATAATAACCCGAGAGAATATAATAACCCCTGTCTTTTAATTTTATATTTCTTCTTATATTCGTAATTATATAATTTAAAAGCATTTTCAAATACCTTCTCTTTATACAATATACTATATACACCCCATATAAACCAAGATATATCATCATCTGTGCTATAAAACTTTGTTTCTATTCTTAGCTTCTTACGCAATATATAATCTATTACTAATCGCAAATTATTAGATATTTCAACGAGTTTATCTATATCATCGCACGATAAATCGTCCGTTGTTTTAATAGTTTTTATGATTATCGCAATAATCATAAGAGCCGTATTATAATTCTCGTGATTATGAGGAGGCAGAATGCCATCAAAACGCATTATACCATTTTGCGATAATTTCATATCATTAGCATTTAATATATGAGCTATTTTATTTTTAAGCAGAGCTATTGACATATTACCACATTTAGCTACCGGATGTTTATTATAAATATCACATAAAATACATAGTTTAGTTATAATTATATAGATATTTTTAATAACTATCTTATCAGTATCTATCATATTTGATATATCTTCATATATATCTGCGAGTTTTCCAATATCCGTAATATATATAAAGGTTCCTATATAGGAACACACATCAATATAAATTAATTCCAATATATCAAATGATTCATCTATAATTATCATTTGAGTACTCAATAATATGCTGTTTTGTATATCTCCATTACATATAGATGTAAATAAATCATCTTTTGTCATAGCATTTACAATATAAAAGGATTATATATAATCTAATATTTACGAATATATCTAAGAGATTCTAAGAGATTCTAAGAGATTCTAAGAGATTCTAAGAGATTCTAAGAGATTCTAAGAGAATATCGGAAAATAAGAGAAAAATAACGTGTGTCATAGTGTAGCGTCGTGTAGTTTAGAAGGGCAAAAAGATAAATAACAAGCCTATAAATATTATTAAGAAGCCTATCAATACTTTAATAGGCAAAATCTCTTGTAATATCAAGAATGAGGCTATTAATGTTATAACAGGTGCCAATGATACTATCAAAGACATTATATTGACATTTGCTTTGTTATCTAAAGCAAAAATATACAAAACATTTGCGACATATACAGAAAAGAATGATATTACTATCAGGAATGGTATATATTTGCTATTTTTTTGTATATCGCCATATATGTTATTTCTTTCATATACAATAATATATATTATGCTTGTCAAGAAATATACAGAGGCCTGTGTTAAAATTATAATATACGGTGGTATATTTTTTGAAAGAATATACTTAAATAATACAGGTGAAATACCCCACAAAAAAGCTATAACAAATGCTAAATATGTATAGTAATTCATATCTAATCTATTAAATTATTCTATAATAAATATTATAGTCCGTCGGGGATTAGGCGAATATGTTGCTTTTGTGGGTTGTTATGAAGGTATTGTATATATTGATTAGTTTATAGCATTTTATTATTGTTACTTCGGATACATTACATGCTTTGGCAAAGTTTTTCTTTGAATATCCGAGTCCTTTGACTGTTGAATAATAATATAAAATGCCAGCAGCAGATGAAGTTGGCGAATTGTCATTCATTATCTCGTTTTCTTCTATCAATTTAACAAGCTCTTTACATTTGTTAATATCATATATAGACATATTTAGATTGTTTCCATATTGTGATATGAAATCAATAGGATTTGGCGAAGATACGTTGAGTTGTAGCAGAGTTTGGAATCGCGTATTGCCTTTATTTAATGTAACGTGCGATATATTAAACATAGCAGCAATATCTTTGGAACTTTTAGGGATTTTATTAATTAAACAGGCGTGATATATACAAGAAGCAATCAGACCTTCTTTATTATCGCCTCGGGATATTTTCTTTTCGGATGCTTGTTTATATAGATTTTTTGCGTCATCTATTACTTTCTGTGGTATTCCATTATTAATAGTATTCGCTGTCATTTTATCAAAGACATTCCATAATGTTCTTTCGTCATAGGGCATACTATTCCACATCTGGAACTTGCGAATTATGCGCATATCTATATTATCCTTGTATCCGCTTCCAATCATAGAGCCTATTGAAGATTTTGGAAGAAGGTTATTAGTCGGCATTCCACAACGCGAAGGATCACCGTCGCGATTATCTTCGTTTCCGTAATATCTCCATTCTGCCGTATTCTCAATAACCTTTGAGATAATTGAACTACACTTTTTACAAATATGCATATTGTCTTCTATCAAATAATCCATAGAACCACACTCGCATTTTATTATATTCTCACCGGCTTCATTGTCATCAATACTATTACTTATTTTATTCTGTTTGTCATCTTCGTTTTTTATTTCCCTAAATAACTCCCACATTTCATCGTCCATAAGTAATATTTGGTATTAATGACAACTAATATATAAGGTTTATCAATTTTTATATATATTTTATTGTAAAAATTGATTAATATATATATTTCTTATATAATATCCTGAACAATGAATAGATTTATAACATTTAGATATATTTCTGTATTGTCGGTTTTACTATCGGCTTTCATAGCAATTGCTGATTGTTATATTAATTCTGCTATATCTACGACTATGTTAAGTAATCCAAGTTCTCCAAGTTCCACAAGTTCCACAAGTTCCACAAGTTCCACAAGTTCCACAAGTTCCAC